TTAATGAAACTCAAAAAGTAGATATACCTTGGGTTACATTTGACGGAAAAATAATGACGCAAAGATATCGGCCTAAGCCGCAAGAGCGTATAGATTTTACTGATCCTGTTTCAGGTCGTAGAATTTCTAACATTTATGAAAGTAGTGCAGAAGACGGAAAACTCTTAGGAAAAAATTCTGTTAATCGTGCTAGTATTGGATTAGGTGTTAATGGGAATCACAGCAATGATGCTGTAATTGTTCGTAAGTTCCATGATTGGGCTAGAAAGAATAATGTTGATTCCGCAACTATCCACGATGCGTTTTTTACTAATATTAGTGAAGCAAATCGTGCTAAAACTGCTTTAAGAACCATCTATGCTGATGCTCTTGAAGGTGATACTATTAGGAAGACCTTACGAGAAATGCGTAAACAAGGTCTTTCAAGAAAATCTTACAATGAACTCTTAGCCAGAGCTAAGGAGTTGGGTCTCATTGACCCTCCTAATAAGATTACTCGAAAAGACATACTAGCTCCTATAAAAGAAGGAGAAGACTGGTATGGCATTGGCCCATAGAATATTTGTAATAGCCTATGAGCTTTATTTTAATGTGTCTGTGACACAAAACATTACACATCAAGCTGTGCTTGAAAGGAAAAATTATGAGTGAAGAAAATACAGTAATTGAAGAAATAGAAACAGTAGATACAACTGCTCAAGAAGATATTGAGCAAAAACCCGAAGCACCACAAGAAGAAACTGAAGTTGATCCAGTAGAAAGAGTGGTGCAAGAGCGCTTACAACAGATGAAATCTAATATGGATCGAATGTCTAAAGAGCGTGACGAAGCCCTCAAAAAAGCCGCTGAAATTGAACAAGCTAAAAAGCAAGCAGAGATTGAGCGCTTAGAGCAAGACGGCAAACTACAAGAAGCTTTAGAAATGAAATTAGCAGAAGCTAACGCTAAGCTAAAAGTTTTTGAAGAAGAAAATACTAAACTCAATCGTGACAACGTTGTTAATGGACAACTAGGTGCTTTAGAGTTTCGTAATGAGCGTAGTCGTCAAATGGCACAACGTGATATTGTTGAGCAACTTGTTCAAAACGAGAATGGTGCATGGGTTCATAAAACTGGTTCATCTATTCAAGACTTTATTGTCGCTTATTCTAAGAATGAAGATAATTCATTTTTATTTCGTGTTAAAGCAAATTCTGGTGCTGGTACAACAAATTCTGCAGGAACTCCAAATACTTCCGAAAAGAAAAGTTTGTCTCAGATGACACAAGAAGAAGTTTTAGCGTTGGCCTCTAAAGGTCAACTTGGAAGTTATACATATTAACATAATAGTTAAATAAGGATAAATAATTATGGCTATTACAAATACAGATTTTCAAAATGTAGCTCTCGCTATTTCAGCTTATGCTGACGAAGCTTATACAACTGAAAAGAAACTAAACTCAACAGGTATTGTTGGACAGCGTGACGATATCAACGCCGATGGCGAATCTTTTATTGGTCAATTCCGTTACTACAAGCCACTAGCTGCAAATGTTAACGTTGCATCTTTGGCTTCTGCAACAGACGGAACTTATACAGATATCACAACCGACATTGCCAACTATGTTAAAACTGTTCGTACATTTGGTGCGCAACAAGTAAACATGCAAGAAGTAGTATCAAAGCAAGATGGTCTTGCTAAAATTGCTCGTGACTTTGCACAAGTACGTGGCGATGACGAAGGTACTGCTCTTATGAACTTACTTAAAGGTGTAGCAGCTCACGAAGTTGCAACAGGTGATTTAGGTGGTTCAGGTAACGGCGGTCTTATTGCTTATGATACAGACGCTGACACTGCTGCTACTGGTAACTTTGTTGACGTTAACGCTTTAGGTGTTTTCGGCGCTGCTGCAACTGGTTCTTCTGATGCACGTAAATTGTTTGACTCAACTGCTACAGGCGCTGCCCGTGGTGAGCGTTTGTTCCAATCTATCGGAATGGGTTTTAAAGATTACGAACCAGACTTCATGTATCTCGTAACTTCACCTGAAATTATGGCTGAAATGCGTGCTGCTAACTTAGTGGACGAAACAGTTATCACTGATGGTAACTTGAACTTCAACACTATCTTTGGTGGTAAGTTCCGTTTGGTTATGACTCGTGCTCAACAATGGCAAGCTGGCGCTTCAGGCGATCTAAACGCACAATCTACAAAATGTACTTTTGTAGTCAAGCCAGGATCCGTAACTTTTGCACCAGTAAATACTCCAACTCCAGTTGAAGTAGACCGTAATGCTGCTGCATATACAGGTGGTGGTTCAACTAACATTTGGTATCGTTATGGCTTTATTATGCATCCAATGGGTTACGATTGGTCAGGTGCTACAAACGCATTTGCAACAAACGCAAACTTCTATGCTGCCGCATCTTGGGATCGTAAAATGTCTGCTCTTAACTTGGGTATCCTGCCTATCTTCCACTCATAATAATTAGGAGGAGCTAATGGCTTTAGTTCTAAATACTAATAGTTATGTAACGGTAGCTAATGCTGAAACTTATTTTGAAACTCGAATTGATGGTGCTAATTGGAATAGTGCATCAAACGAATTAAAAGAAGAAGCGTTAGTAACTGCTACACAAATTATTGACAATCACTCTTGGATTGGTTCTGCTATTAGCTCTTCACAAGCTTTGGCTTGGCCTCGTAAAAACGCAATGTACTATGATGCTCGATTAGGTATGGATATTACTTTTGGTAATTCAGAAATACCCGATTTAGTAAAGATTGCTGTTTACGAACAAGCTTTACATTTGTTAAATAATGAAGATGTTTTAGCTCAAACTACTCAAACCTTCGAAAGCATTAGTGTTGGTAGCATTAGTCTATCTGATTCTAATAATGATGTAACTAGAATTTCTATTACACCTGCTTTTGTTTTAAAACCTATAAAACCGTTTATTCGTAGAGGTTCTTATGGTGTGGGTTCAAGTTGGTGGAGGGCTAACTAATGTCTCTTTCTGCAAAAGTAACAACTGCCGTTAATAAGGCTTTTACTGCTGCAGGTGATTTAGTTAAACAAGGAACACTCTCTACAAAAGCGGTTTCTACTTATGATTTTGGAACAAGACAAACAGTTAGTACAATTACTAGTCAAACTGTTGATGTTATAATTCAATCAGCACAGAAACCCTCTGGAGAAGGTTTTACAATTACAGCACTTATGAAATCAGGGGTTGATATATCTGTTTATGATGTATTAACTGTTGGTTCTAAAGTTTACAATATTATTGATTATACAGATAACAATTTTACAATTGAAGCCATCTTAACTAAGGAGGCTCAATAATGTATGATAATGTATTACAAGATATTGAAGCTGTTTTTGCTGCAAGTACTTGGACGGTTAATAATATAGATATTTACCCTGATAATTATCAAGGTACTATTTCTGACCAAAACGAGTTTTGTAGGTTAAACGTTTTACCTAGCAACAGTCAGCACTATGCACATGGTGGTAATAAAGAAATTGATGGCTTAGTAGCTGTTAAGATTTTTGTTAAAGCAGGTGAAGGACAAGCTAGAATTATGGCAATTTCAGATATTCTAGATATAAGTCTTCAAAATAAAAAATTAACTAATGGAACAGAGCTTGGAACATCCTATTTGAATGTGGAAGGGCTAGACCCATCTAATAAAGCGCTTTATAGCGCAAGATACGTAATACCATTTAAACTATATGGAGCATAATAATGACGCATATTGCATCACTAGGTTCAGGTATTTTCTCATACCTTGATATCTATGACGGGAGTACAAACCCCGCAACTGAAGACGCTGCTGGTTACGCCGATTTATTTGTAACTGGAAACAGTTCAGATATTTCACGTATGCCTTCAGTCCGTGAATTCCCATCAATTGGTACACCTGCAAATATTGTAAACGTACCTGTTTATGGACAAAATACATCATCACAAATTCAAGGTCAAGCTGACGCACCGACTCTTGAAGTTACTGTAAACTACATTGCAAATGATATGACTGCATTCCATACGCTTGTTGGAAGTGAAGTCTATTTCCGCTTTATGATGTGTACACAAGCTACAACTTTAGCAGCAAGTATTAATAGTGCTGCTGCTGCTTTAACTTATGGTAACACAGAATTTTACTTTAAGGGTAAGATTGAAGCAATTTTGGTTAACCCTGCACTAACAGATGCTACTACTGCTACTGTTACGTTGTCGGCACAATCAGATTTCTTTGGCCCTGCAACTTTACCGTAAATTAATAATAGGGAGTCCTCTTTTAGGGGGCTTCCTTTAATAAAGAGAGATATTATGGCAGATAAACCGTTTAGTAAAGCATTTGTTAATTATTTACAGAAGAAGATAAGTTAGATTAAGGATAAGTTATGAAACATTTAGTTGGTAAGAGTATTACTGAAAAAGTAGATTTTATGGGTGAAGAACTTCAAGTTAAAAAATTAACTGTAAATGAAGTTTTTAAGATACAAGACTTAATTAAAAAGTCTCAAAATAAAAAACAAGATTACGATGACATCGCTTTAATTAAAGATGTTATTCGAATGGCTGTCACAGGAGCCAATGAAATTTCTGATGAAGAATTTAATAGCTTTCCCGTTGGTGAGCTAACTTCTCTTTCTGAGTCTATTATGAATATTGCTGGACTTGGAGATAAGACTTCGGGAAACTAACTGAAAAAGAAGAAACGCTATATGAGATAGCTTATCAGCTACGTATGCCTGTTTACCAAATGTTAACAGAAATGCCATATGATGAGTTATTAAAATGGACAGATTTCTTCAAACGTCAACCTGTTGGTTGGCGAGAAGACCAAAGAACATTTTTAATGTTAAGAGGATTTGGAGTAAAAGCTTCTGCTGAAAGTTTATTTCATTCTCTTAAAGTTATAAAACAACAATCAGAAAATAACCAAGAACCTGATAGAGCTGTTCCTAAAGGTAAGTTCTTAGAAATGATGCTAAAGGCAAAAGAAGGTGATTCTTCTGGCTGGAAACCAACTAAGGAGTAGCTATGGCAGAAATGATTACTTTTGATGTTGTTAACTTTGAAAGAGAAATGAAACGAGTAGAAGAAGAAGTTGCTCAAATTACTAACTTTGAAATGGATGAACGCATTAACTATGCTACAGATACCTTAAGAGTTGTTACACCTGTTGATACAGGTAAAGCAAGACGAGGTTGGAAAAATCTTAAAAGTTATGACAACTTTGGTTTTAGAGACGGTGTAATCTTTAATAAAGTAGATTACATAGATGTTTTAAATAACGGACATAGTAGACAAGCACCACGATATTTTATTGAACAGGTGTTGATTAAAATCGGTGTACTAACCCCTTAAATTATTGCCCTTGATGGAATCTCGATATACGAGACTATTGAGGGCAATTTTATTAAATGGAGGAACCATGAGTGGTGTAGAAATTAGAGTTCGTGCTAATACAACGCAAGCACGAGGTGAATTACAAAAATTAGAAAAATCCGTAGGACGTATTGAGTCTGTTACTAGGGGTTTAGCAACTTCAATTAAAAGTGCTGTAGCAGCATACTCTGGTTTTGTTTCTGTTAAAGGTATTGTAGCGGCTTCTGATAGTCTTACTAATTTAGAAAACCGTATTGCTCTTGTTACAGGCAGAGGTAAAGAGTCTCAAGCTACTCTGCAAAGATTATTTAACATTGCTGCAAGAGGCCGTGTTTCTGTACAGACAACAGCTGAAACTTTTAACCGTTTTGGTTTGGCTTTATCTGAAGCAGGTAAAGGTACAGAAGAAATACTAGCGGTTACTGAAGCAGTTGCTAAAGCAGCAACGCTATCAGGTGCATCTGCTGAGTCAGCTCAAGCAGCTATTATTCAGCTTGGTCAAGGTTTGGCTTCAGGTGAACTTCGTGGTGAAGAACTTAACTCAGTTTTAGAACAAACACCAAGGATTGCTCAAGCTATTGCTGATGGTATGGGTAAACCTTTTGGAGATCTTCGTAAACTAGCTAAAGACGGCCAAATTACATCTG